GTTGTCGCGCGACAACGACGGCAAACTATTCATAACCCAGGAATCAAATGCCGGTTCTCCGTTGACTAAAGGCCTGACCCCCATTCTGACCTTCGACGTATGGGAACATGCCTACTACCTTGATTATCAGAACCGCCGTAAAGATGCCCTTGAACGTTTGTGGGATATTATCGACTGGCCTATCGTTCAGGGCCGTTATTAAGCATCTGTTCGTTAACGTATAGACGTTTAAATTCAGATTAATATCTAAATACGTATGCAGTATAAAATAGGTTTTAATCTACGCATTTTAGAATATAGAGGATGTTGCCCCCGTTATTTGCCACTAAATTGTAGGGATGCAACACCCACGAAGATATGATTACAAGAGCACTTAATTGTAAGCATAATGTGATGAATGGAGAGAGAGGCACTCGTGAGAGCCCCTCTCTTTTCTTGTGTATCAGGGTGAATAATAAATGGTTACGTTGGTAATATAAGACGATGAATCTGCGCACTGAGAACGAGATTTCGTGAAAATAAGCTCAGATTTGAGCTTTTTCCGTTGTCCGAAAAGTCGAAAACGACCCGTTTTTAAGGCGTTTTTTGCGTTAAATTGTCTTAAACGTTGTCTGAAAAACGACCGGATGACGGATGTGTAATCAAGAATTTCCGATACATCAGTGCTTAATATAGTCGCCTTATGCCTAAAATCACGCCAAGGATATTGGCTAATAGAAAGAAGAAAGACGGAAAACTCGAAATCATGCTCGCTTTGGCTCATAACGGAACTACCCGTTACATAAAATCGGGCATATTCATCGATTCTGCTGATGAACTTGCAGAAGGTGTCGTGGTCGGACGTAAAGACGCTCGGATGTTGAATCTGAATTTGAAGCGGATTGTATCTGACCTGCATGGACGCATCGCTGATATTGAGTATGCCCATGCCCTTACATGCAGCGAACTTGCCCTCAAACTACGGACACATGGGATTGAAGATAACCCGACGCTATCAGTGGTGTTCGCGGAATACATGGAAGTATCTTCAATGAAACCGGCCTCCAAAGAACTTTCAATGCAGTTGATTAAGTCCGCAACCGATTTTTTGGGGGCCGACTTCAATCTGCAAAGATTGTCGTTGAGAGATATAATGCGATATGACGCATATCTGAGACAAAGGAAGAATAAGCCGGCGACAATAGCAAGTAAAGTGTCATTAGTCTCAAAATTGTTCACCTATGCGCACAAGCTCGGCTATATACAATGCGATATCTCACCATTTTCCGGCTACAGACCACCGGAGATTATGGTCAGGGAATCATGGCTTTCTACTGATGAAATAATCAGATTGCGTGACTTGGAATTACCCAAAGGTATGGCATCTACCATCAGGGATTATATCATCCTTTCATATTACCTCGGAGGCATAAACATGGTTGACCTGCTTAAGGTGGATTTTGCCGCGTGTCGTCAAACTAAAATGCTCAAATACAGGCGCACTAAAACGGAAGGGCAGAGGAAAGTTAATAAATATGTCGAGTTTGGGATCCCCGACGAAGCATGGCCGATTATAGACCGTCTTGTCACTTCTGATGGATACTTTGGAACGTCATACCAACGTCAGAATAATATGCATTATTATTTTGCACAAGGGATAGGCGCGTTGCGTAAGGCGTCAGGATTGCCGCAGCTGGTGTATTATTCAGCCCGTAAGAGCTTTGCCCAACATGCATTCCAATTGGGGATCAGCACCGGAATCATAGATTATATTTTGGGTCATAAACTTAACCGTGGCGGTAATACTCTTTACACATATATAATTGTTACACCGGATATGGCGACAAATGCAGTTAGGCGAGTGTTGGATAATTTGAAATAATGTACTATCTTTGCATTAACAATAAGTCCTCTCATTTTAGGTGGCTTATTGGTTTGACTTGTGAGAGGGGGTGGTTCCCCTCTCTTTTTTATTCTGTTCTAATTTTTATCCAAGATGTATATCACATCAGAACCTGAAGCCCCGTTTGATAAATACGATGAGATGCGACTACATATGGAGCAGCTACTCTCGGCATCAATTACTGACTTTGACATTCCCATGAGGATTGCTATCCCTCTTGACGGCGCCGGTGTGAGGCGTGTTCGGGATCTGGTGCGAATGACGCGTGATGACATTTTCAAGGTTAACAGACTTGGCGAGAAGGCTGCCAACGAGATAGAGAGCATACTTGACAGATTCGGTCTTTCTCTCGGAATGGACGTATGACAAAGGGCTGCCATCACGACAGCCCGGCGGAACGCCCACACATCATCACTTACATCATCAGAGGCGTTCCAAAATAGGATTACAAACACTTTTCCCAAATATTCACTCGAAGAAAAATAAAATAGCCGCGTTTCCCAACGTGGCTATTCTTGTAATCAGTAGATGTCAATTTACAACCTTAAAATCTTGCGTAAAGTAGTAAGTATTGGTTTGCGGAAAATGTATATTGTGCTTATTAACGACACGCCGACAAGATACCAGAACGCCTCAAGCCGAATCTTTTCCCATTTGGTAAAATTACGCTCGATATACACAGGCTTAGGGTACGGAACAGGCATCTCTCTCACGCTCACCTCTGAATTGTTTGTCTGAGTATCCTTTACAGGCACCATAACATCCGCTTTAAGATTCTGCTCCTTATTCTTGATTGAATGGCCGAGAGTTCCATCCGGATTTAACCAGGCGTCGGACTCGGCAAGCGATGTTTCAAGATGGCTTGTGCTGTCTGGCACTACTTGTTTTGCGGACTCTTTCGGCACCGGAATCTCAACTATTACAGTGTCAATCCTGACAGTCTCAATATATTCAGTCTTTACGCTATCCGTATTGTTGACAATGATGGGCGTTGAGGGTAACATCTGTTTAGATGAGTGGCATCCGGAGAGCATGAGAGCCGCCACTATTATTACAAGGTTCTTCATCGGCTTATCCTTTGATAAGATGTTTGTATTCGGTAATCGCGTCAAAGCACGGACACCCTTTGATGAACTCAAACGGTTCAATCACTCCATTACCATTGAGGTCTGGAGAGGTATCGCGGTGGCCTATGATGCGCTTGATGGTCGGGTACTCGGTTAGGAGTCGTTTGCAGAGTGTAAGGATAGCTTCCTTTTGAGCAGTCGTCCGTGTGTCCTTAATCTTTGTTCCGTTGGTGTCTGTCTTGTCAAGGCCGCCTGCATAGCAGATGCCGATGGAGTTTGCATTGTGGTTTACAGCATGGCATCCGCGCACGTTGATAGGCCGACACTCTTCTATCGTTCCATCAAGGCGTATATAGAAATGGTAGCCGATGTATTTCACCTCTCCGTTTTTGGGGTCAACGTAAGTCGAAAACTTCCGGGCCTTGTGTGCAGCGTTGATTGAATTGCTTGTGTAATCAACGCCATCTTTTGTAGCGGTGCAGTGGAGAATAATCTCTTCGATACGGCGGGGCTTGGCTACTTCCGACGTGGAATAACCCAGCTTGCTCCATGTCTTGGCCCCGGCTATCCCGTCGGGAGTCAGTCCGTATTTCTTCTGATAGTCTTTTAGGGCAACTTCTGTCTTAAGGCCGAATATGCCATCCTCACGAAGTCCGTAGTTACCCACTTTGTTCAAAGCCTGCTGGAGCGTCTTCACATCAGCTCCGTTAATTCCTTTTTTGATTGTAGTCATATTATTCGTTTTTAGGTTTTATTTCTGACAGGTCTATGTCAAAGTGCCGCTCGGTCTTATCGACAACAATACGCTGAAGAAGTTTCGCCCACTTTGCGCCATTACAACTTGACTCGTTTTCAAGAATGGACCAGAGTTGCCAGAAGCAGATTGCGCCAGCCGCCACTTTGGTAAGGTCTATAGGCAGGCCGTCAGTGATATGTTTCTGAATCAAGAAAGCCATAATGATGAGTGCATAGGCTTTCAGCAGAGTAACGATGACTCTTCCAAAGTTGTGACTCTTGAACTTTTTGCCATCTTTGCTGACCTTGTCGGGATGCGATTTCCGCGCCCTCTTGGATAATGACCATGCTGTGTAACAGTCAGCCAGAATCATAATGGTGCAGATGAAAAGATATGGGAATGTTGGCTCAATGATTGCGACAATAGCACCAATGGCCGTGAATACCCAGCGGAGGATTTCGGATAAATTATTCATGTCTATATTATGTTAATGATTGATAAGCGAGAACAACTATCCAATAATAGAACCGACAATGGAGCCGACAATATCAGCGGCGGTGTCGCTACAATCAATCCCATTTATTTCCGAGAGAACCGCCAACGGGCTACTTGTATCAAGTCTTCGATACCGCCGACGCCACCTATTATTGTCAATAAATCCGTTGTTTTCATTGGTAGGATATTAATCATATCACCGGCTGAAAGTCCTCAAAGGCGGGGCACCAGTCGGTCGATATGCCGCCGCGCTCGAACTTGGCCTTGGTGATGGTGGATTTGCTTGTGCCGGTGTTTGGCATCTGGTAGATGCGCA